TCTACACGAGATTCTAAAATTAGAGGAAGAGGAGCAGCAATTAGAGGCAATGGAAAATCAGAAGGTGTAGTTCCTTGGGCTAAAATTTATGATTCAACTATTATCGCTACTAANCAAGGATCAGTTCGTAGAGGAGCTGCTTCAGTAAATTTAGATATTAACCATCTTGATATTGAAGAATTTTTACAAATTCGTAGACCTAAAGGAGATCCAAATAGACAATGTCTAAATCTTCATCAGTGTGTAGTTGTTGATGATGCTTTTATGCGTAGATTAAATGATAGAGATCCTGATGCAATGAAGATATGGCTTGAAATTTTAAAATCTCGTGTAGAAACTGGAGAACCATATATCATGTTTAAGGATAATGTAAATAAAGCAAATCCTATAGCTTATATGATGAACAATTTGGATGTTTCAATGACTAACATTTGTACTGAAATAACACTTCATACAGATGAAGAACATTCATTTATTTGTTGTTTATCATCTTTAAATTTAGCTAAGTATGATGAATGGAAAAATACAGATGTTGTAGAAACTTCAATTTACTTTTTAGATGGAGTAATGCAAGAATTTATTGATAAAACTAATGGTAAAGATTCTATGATTAGAACTCATAGACATGCTAAAAAAGGTAGAGCATTAGGTTTAGGTGTAATGGGATGGCATACATTCTTACAACAGAAAAATTTACCATTTAATTCAATTTCTTCTACAGCTTGGACACACACAATTTTTAGTGATATTAAAATGAAAGCAGAAGCAGCATCTCGTAAATTAGCTGAAGAATATGGTGAACCACTTTGGTGTAAAGGAACAGGTATGAGAAATACTCACTTATTAGCTATTGCTCCTACTGTATCTAATTCTAGAATTAATAGTTGTTCAGCAGGCATTGAACCACATCCAGCAAACATTTATACTTTTAATGGAGCTAAAGGTACTTTTATTGTTAAAAATCCAGAATTAGAAAAAGTTCTAGAAGAAAAAGGACATAACACAGATAAAGTATGGGATCAAATTTTAACAGATGGTGGTTCAGTTGTTAATTTACCTCATGAAGTATTAACTGAAGAAGAAAAAGAAGTATTTTTAACATTCCCAGAAATTAACCAATTAGGATTAGTTCAACAAGCAGCTATTCGTCAGCAATATATTGACCAAACACAATCCCTTAATTTATCATTTTCTCCAACTGATTCACCAAAATGGATTAATCAAGTTCATATGGAGGGATGGAAATTAGGCATTAAAACTTTCTATTACCTAAGAACAGATTCAGTAATTAAAGGTGATTTAGGTTCAAGAACAAATGATAGTTGTTTAAGTTGTGATGGATGATGGAGTTTTTGAATATTTATAACTAAAATACATAGTGAACCCTGAATTTAAAATTATACGAATTGAAACTAATGCACAAAACCTATATGGATGGGTAGCTCTTTCAAATACTGACCAACCTATAGGACATATTTTTATGCAGGAAGAGTTAGATAATAAGGTTAAATTTATGGATGCTTGGGTTCATGAAGATTTTAGACGTCAAGGTATTTTTGCTTCTTTATGGGAAACTCGATGGGAATATGTAAAAGAAAATTTTAAAGGATATAAAGCATATGCTTGGGCCTTACCTACAAGCCAACATCTNCTTCGTAAAAAAGGGTTTGAAGAAGGAGATACGTGTATTTATATGGAGAAAATAATAAAATAACCAAATTAAACAATTATGGGAAGAAAAAAGAAAATAGTAAAAGAAGAAATAGTTGAAAAAATCAGCTTTTTTAAAAAAATCTACAATTCAGTAAAATCATGGATTGTAAAAAATGGTATAGAAGGAGTATTAGGCTTAGTTGCTGGTTTAGTACTATGGGTATTAGGTCATAAAATAGCTGCAGGTTTTTCATTAGGTATATTTGCTACTCGTAACTGGGATATCCTAAAAACTTGGGTTAAAGGATTATTAGGTAAATAATTGAAATAATATCTTTCATTTTTATGGAGAAGGGGTGTAATAACATCCCTTCTTCTATATTTATAATCAAATGTTTCCCATTAATAGTTGCCTATGATGAAATTTATAAAATCAAATTTTATGGCCTTTAAGGATATATTTAAGGATGATAATACTATTAATGAAAAAAACGTTGTAGGATTTTTATCTTTTGCTATTATGGCAGCTTTTGCCATAGCTGATATTGTCACTGGATTTTTTGGAAAAGAATTACTAATCCAAGAATTTATATACAATTCATTTTTAATTATTACCTTGGGCTCATTTGGTATTGATGGGATTACTAAAATTTTTGCTAAAAAGGAAGAATTAAAATGATATTAAAAATAGGTTCGCGTGGTAAAGAAGTTAAAGAACTACAAGAATTTCTTGGGGTTCAAGCAGATGGTATCTTTGGTAAAGGAACAGACACAGCAGTTAGAAACTGGCAGCAAATTCAAGGTCTTATTGTTGATGGTATTGTGGGTCCTGCCACTTGGGATGCTATGGGTATTGCTAGTACTGATATTTCAGAACAAATTTTCGAAATAAAAGAAGGATTAACTATTGAAAAACATTACCTACCTAAAGGTGAGTATAAAGTTGGTCCAACAAATAAAGAATATGTTTTCTTACACCACACAGCAGGTTGGCATAACCCATATAATTGTATTGACCAATGGGGGAGAGATAATAGAGGTGCAGTAGCAACTGAATTTGTATTAGGTGGTCCTTCAGTTAAAGGAAATGATAATAAATATGATGGTGTAATGGTTCAAGCATTTCCTGAAGGTGGATATGGTTGGCATTTAGGAAAAAATGGTTCACAACATATGCATACACATTCAGTAGCAGTTGAAGTGTGTAATTTTGGTTATATTGTAAATGGTAAAACTTATGCTGGAACTTTAGTAGATAATTCTCAAATTGTAACTCTAAAAAAACCATTTAGAGGATATAAAACATGGCATAAATATTCAGATGCTCAAATCGAAGCATTAAGAAAATGGATTTTATGGATTGCTGAAAGAGATAATATAGATGTTAGAGCCGGATTACCAGCTTTAATTAAACAAAAGGGTGCTGATGCTTTTGAATTCAATGAAGATGCTTATTATGGTAAAGTGAAAGGATTATGGACCCACACCAATACTAGAAAAGATAAATTTGATATGTTTCCTCAAGATGAGTTACTTGATATGTTAATAAGCTTATAAAAATTTAAGAAAAATGATTAAATCAACATTCATGCAAGTAACGATAGTTAGTGCAACATCAATAGGATTCTTTTGTTCCTATTTTATGAATCTAACAATGGAAAATTCTGAACAGTTTTTAGCTGTAGCAGCTGTATTATTGTTAGATGGGTTTTTTGGAGTAATTGCAGGTGTTAAAAGAGAAGGATTTAAAACTTATAAAGCCCTTAAAGTATTAAAATCATTAGTTGCATGGGAAGTAATCCTAACAGCAATTTTAATGATTGAAAATGGATTTACAGGTACCGGTTGGTTATCCGAAACAATAATTCCCCCATTTATAGTTTTTCAATTAATGTCTGCTCTTAAGAACGCTTCTATGGCAGGTTTTATCAAAAATGAGTTATTAAACATTATTTTAGATAAAATTGATAAACATAAAGGAGAAAGATTATGAAAACTTTATTAAAGATTATGAAAACTTTATTAAACAGTATTACTGATACACGTATGGTGTATCTTCTAATGTCACTCGTATTACTTACAGGATATTTTACACAATCTTGGGGTATAGTAATTTTTGTAACATTTATGTTGAACGTTGGAGTGTGGACAGGTTTTTGTCCTTCTAAATGGTTCTTTGGTAAATGCGGATTTAAAAAATCCGAATTATAAAAAATGAACACTTTAGATGGCATATCACTTAATGCCAAAATTTCCTTAGCAATTGCAGGCATTATTATGTTAACCTTCTTTACAGTACAAACTTGTATTGTATTTGGGTTATGCGAACCTACTCTATTTTTAGCTAAATTTGGTTGGGGGTGTGTTGTATTCTTTATGCCTCCTTTTGCTAAAGTAGTACAAGAATTTTTATATAAAAAGAAAAAAGTAACTGAAGAATTAAATAAACAAATTAAAGATTTTAAACGTTTTGAGGATTTTGTTCAACAAGCCGCTATTGTAACTAAAGCAGATAAAAGAGCAAAAATTACTTATGTTAATAAAAAATTTGAAGATGTTGCTGGATGGACTTCAGAAGAAGTAGTAGGTAAAGACCATGTTATTGTTAATTCAAACACTCAACCAAAAAAATATTGGAAGGGGATGTATGACACAGTGCACAAAGGAGAAATTTGGCATGCTGTAGTTACTAATAAAACTAAAAATGGAGAACTTTATTATGTAGATACTTACATTAAAGCTAATTTTGATTCTAATGGAGAAGTAGAAGGGTATACTTCAATTAGACAAGATTTTACAGATATTGTTAAGGCAACGGATGAAATTGCCCAAAAGAATATTTACTTAGAACATGCCTCTAAAATCATTAGACATGATATGCACTCAGGTATTAATACTTACTTACCTAGAGGTATTAAATCATTAAAAAGAAGATTATCTGAAGAGCAAATTAAAGATTTAAGAATCCAAGCACCTTTACAATTAATAGAGGATGGACTAAGACACGCCCAAAAAGTATATTCTGGAGTATATGAATTTACTAATTTAGTAAAAAATAATACTCAAATGTCTTTAGCTGAATGTAATGTAAAAAATATTCTTGAAGATTACTTACGCCTTACCGCTTATAAAAACCAAGTTATTTTAAATGAAAATCTACCAAAAGATTTAAAAGTAAATGAGGCATTATTCTGTACAGCTATTGATAATTTAATACGCAATGGTCTTAAATACAATGATTCCCCTACTAAGTGGATTAAAATATATTCTGAGGAAGATTTCATATGTATACAGGACAACGGGCGTGGATTAACTTCAAAAGAATTTTGGGAGTTTTCTAAACCTTATGCAAGAAAAAAAGGCCAAAAAGAACAAGGCACAGGATTAGGACTTAATATCTGTATTGAAATTCTTAAGGAACATGGCTTTGAAATAGTTATAGGAAGAGTTAAAGAAGGAACAAAAATTAAAATAAAAATAAACTGATGATTAACACGTTAATGTTAATAGATGATGAAAACTTATTCCATCTAGTATTTGAAGATGCATGTTCAATTTTGGACATGGCTTTATCTATTGAGGCATTAGACAGCTCAGATGAAGCTGATGCTAAATTTAAAGAATGGTTCCCTGATGATCCAAACCATGAACGCCCTGAATGTGTGTTTGTAGATTTAAATATTATAGGTTCTTCTATGGACGGTATCGAAATGATTAGAAAAATTAATTACGAATATGGAGATGGAGTAGTTATTGGAATCATTTCCTCCTCAGAAGATGAAGAAGAAATTGAAAAAGCTAAAGCTGTAGGGGCACAATTCTGGATTATAAAGTCAGATGATATTGAACCTCGTCTAGAGGAATTTATGGAAGACTATGAAGCTTATAAATCAAAAACAGCTCCATTTAAAGTTTATAGATAATGATTCAAATAACAGAACATACTCGAAATGTTCTACTAGAGGTTGCTAAAAATAAAAAAATCTATGTAGAAGGTAATTTTCTTAAAATTCTTAAAGCTCCCCCAGAAGATAAAGAATTTAAAGAATATCTTAAATTATGTAAAGAAAAAGATATATCTACTCGTAAAAAACGTTTAGAAGTAACTAAACAAGTTCAAGCACAAAATAAAGAATTAGTTGCTAAACAAAAAGAAAATGATGCTCTTATGGAAGAGCTTCAAACAGCATTAGAAGAAGCTAAAAATGCTGAGTGGGAAGCTGATAAATTAAGAGAAGAAGCTGAAAAAGGAAAAGATAAAGCATTAGAAGATCTAGAATTAATGCAGAAAAAAACTCAATTTGAGTTAATAGGTCAAATTGTTAAGGTAGCTTTATGGGTTATTTTAGGAGTAGGTATAATTACTACACTTCTTTTTGCTTTTACCTTAGTTACTGGAAAAGAAAACCCTATATTAGAATCTACTTGGTCAAATTTATTTGGTATACTTTTAACTAATTCTTTTAGTATCATTGGTACTATTATGGGTGTTAAATATGCTACAGAAAAAAATGAATAAAATATTAAAGAAGATAGTTTGGATTTATAACTAACTTTTTTTATATTTATAGTTAACAAATACTGTAACCAATGTTAAAGAAAATACAAGAAAGAATATTCCCATTCTTTATAACATTATCAGCTTTATCAATAAGTGTAAGTGCTGCTTTTTATTCAGTAAGTGGTCTTAGTAAATTATTTGCAGGTGCTACTTTAGCAGTTATCATTATGGCGTCATCATTAGAGATAGCTAAATTAGTAATAGCATCATTACTTTATCAATATCGTAAAACATTACCTTTAGGGTTAAAGATTTATTTAACCATAGCTACAATTGTTTTAGTACTGATTACATCTATGGGAATATATGGATTTTTATCTTCTGCATATCAAGAAACCGCTAGTAAAGCTGGGACAATTGATGCTCAAATTACTTTAATTGAAACCAAAAGAGATAATACCCAAAGTCAACTTGATGTTTATAATGGAGAAAAAGAAAATATAGATAAAGCTATTGCTGATTTAAGATCAGGATTATCAAATAATGTTATACAATACACTAATGCTGAAGGTCAAGTAATTACTACCACATCATCAGCTACTCGAAAAGCTTTAGAAAAACAATTAGACCAAGCTATTGAACGTCAAACTGAAATTAACTCTAAAGTAGATATTTTAAATCAACAATTATTTGACTACGAAACTGAAATAGTAGAAGTATCAACCAATAATGATTTAGCTGGGGAATTAGGTCCACTTAAGTATCTATCAGGGCTAACAGGAATTTCTATGGATAAAATTATTAACTATCTTTTGTTAGTTATTATTTTTGTATTTGATCCTTTAGCTATATCACTTGTAATCGCAGCTAACTTTGCATTTGAACAATTAGAT